CTGAATTTCACGATGGATATAATAGTCAGAAAATTGTTATTTATGATGACGCGTTTCAATTGAAAGATGATAAAACAAAACCAAATCCCGAATTTATGGAAGTAATTAGATCTTGTAATACTTTTCCTCAACATCTACATATGGCCGCTCTTCATGATAAAAATACTTTTTCACAAGCTGAAGTTTTGATTTATACAACCAATGAAATGGAAGTGAACATTGAGTCTTTGACTCATCCGGATGCTTTTAAAACTAGGATGTATGATAATTGTTATGTTGTTTCTCCTAAACCAGAATATGGTATTGAAGAAACAGATAACGTAGGAAAGGTTGTGCGTGTGAAATTGGATAAAACTAAAGTTCCCAAGGATAAAATTGATTTGAGTATTTATCAGTTTCAGAAAATGAATGCTAATAAGGAGAAATGTGGTAAACCAATTGATTATGAAGCATTCTCCGCATTGATGGGTGATTCGTGGTTGAAAGCTAAGGAAGAATCGTTATCTAAATTAGCGTGGTTGAGAGAATATGCATGTCGACCTTTAGCTCAAATGGGTCGCGATAATGAAATGGATGATGCTGCGTCTGGTGTGTATGTAGATTGTGAGGATGAAGATTTTCATGCATTTATGGTACAAGGATTGCGAGAAGGGAAAACTTTAGCTGCTTTAGAGGCGGAAATTGCTTTAGATGATAATCGGTGGAATGCATATTGTGTATACAAGGATAAGGTTGTGGAATCTGCTGAGACTAAATATCAAAAATTGTTTAAAATGTATGATCGATTTTGTGAGAGATGTAAAATTTTGAAAAATGAGGCTTATCGTATTGTGACAGAACATCCTGTTTTGAGTGCTTTAGCATTTGTTGGCATGGGATTGACAATTTTTACTATGTATTCTTCTATGTCTTCATTATTGGCGGTAGATAAGGCAGATGAAGAAGATGATATAAGCGAACCGATATGTGAGATGGGTCAATCTGGTGATATGAAGACAGCACGACAGCCTAGAACACGAGTTGAAATGGTTCAATCTGGAGACAATAAGACAGCTCGAGCACCTCGTGTTAACATAGAAGATGCTGTTTGTGATGAAGAACAATGGAAAAAAGAAAAACAACGAAGGAAAGATACGTGTCAAGCAATAGGTTCAAGTTTAGTGGCTTGTGCTATGACTAGGGCAGCTGCTCCACCCCTTTTTAGAGTAGCCGGTTCTGTTGTTCGTTGGTTACAAAATCGAAATGCTGAAGTTGAAAGTTGTAAACCTGTTGATACATGTGGTGTGTGTGATGATAGGATGGAGATGAATGAATTCAGTGGTCCTGATTATTGTAGGCAATGTGCAGATCAATTGTTAATTGAAGAAGGCATGTTGAAAATAGGTGATGTACAAAGTCAGGGGTGTTCTGATTCTCAAGCTATGTTTGTCTTGCAGGATGTCATAAGGAAGAATACTTATAGAATGAAGTATGTTGGTGATCGTGAATTATATCTTGGCAACATAACGTTTTTGAAAGGTTGGTCGGCTGTAATGCCCTTCCATTATGTGTGGAGATTGTTGAATGAAAAATGTCTTGTGGGTGAATTGTGGTTATATCAATATGGGAATGAGCCTGTGATTAAATTTCCTGTTCCTCATATATTGCGGATAGATGGAAGTAATACTGGAAATATGGTGAGATTAAAACACTTGAAAGCTGAACCTGGTGATAAAGAACAACAAGATTGTGTGGTAATGTGCCTGCATAGAACTATGTGCCATGCGCATAAAGATCTCTTAAAACATATTGTAACGCAAGAAGATTTAACATCAATAAGGAATGGGATGAGAGGTTCATTAGCCACATTCGCAACTCAACAAGATGGTTCTCATGTACCAACTTATCACACTTTTGGAGAAATTAAAGCGGTTGATCGCGAATTGGAGATAGATTTGAACAGCTCTCATTTTCATGTGCAAAGGGACTATTATTCATA